ACGAGCGCGTGGTATCCAAGGACGAAGATTTTTCAGAGAGAGAACATGATTTCTCCTTGGAATAAAGTGGTTGATTTAGTTAGAAGTGAAGTGGAGTTTATTCAAAATGAAAGAGGGTAAAGATGTCGTCCGAGAATACCTTGCGACTATCGGAAGCCGAGGTGGCAGCGCTGCTAGAGGAGCTAAGAAGCGACGTCCAAAGGAGCACTATAAGCGAATGGCAAAGCTCAGCGCCGCCAAGCGACGAAAGAACAAGCGATCCCGTGAACCCGAGTCACTACAAGAAGGGCGGGATTGAGTGTATTGATGCCATACGGTCGATGCTGACTGAGGAGGAATGGCGGGGTTTTCTGAAGGGTACAGCTATGGCGTATATCTGGAGGCTTGGGCATAAGGATGCCCCCGAGCAGGACGCTAAAAAGACGTTGTGGTACGTCTCATGGCTTGCCAATCAAGATCCGAGGGGGTAAGATCCCCCTGTGCTATCTCGTGACACTCTCCTGTAAATCAGGTTGCCCCGGAGTTGAGCGAAAGTTCCTCCGGGGATTTTTTTGTCATTTTGCCCTGACACGATAAACGCGGCGATCCCGTCCGGGGCCATTGGCCTTGATGACTTCTTCCACAATGTCGCCTGCCTCTAGGAGCGTTTGCAGGATCTCGTTGCGGTCGCGGGCTTTCATGCCTTGGAGCGACTTGGCGAGTTGAGTGCTGCTGGCTCCGAGGTCGCCTTGCTTGCGGATGAAGTTCAGGATGCGCTTGTGCGAGGCTTCGGTTTCGTTCTCTGAGATTTCCCGCACGAGCAGATCTTCGGTGTAGTTGAAGCTCCAGCGGCAAAAGTCGTTAGCCATTTTGAAGATTTCTAACGTGACGATAGGGCTAACCGGGTTGCGTGCGATGGCTTCGATCATGGCGACTTTGATAGTCATTTCGGAGAAACGCACCCAGATATGTTCGTCCTTGCGGGACTGTTGGGTTTGCCATCTCTTAACGACTTCGTACTCCGTGAACGCTTCCTTATCCCACATGACCGGAATGGGCTCGACTGATGCGTTAGGAATCATTACTTGGTTACTCAGGTTCCCTGCATTAGGCGGGACAACTGCGTAGGAGTCTGCAATGTCCTTGACCAGTTCTTCTGGCGGCGGAATGCGGGCCGGGACGCAGGAGTCTGGGAAGTCTTCAAAGGGCGGTACAAGCAAGATGCGCGACATCGTGCCGTTATCCACCATATCGTGGTTGAGTGCCGGGATCAGCGTGCGCGGGGTTGTAGTGCCAAAGAAGTTGAAGTTAGGCTGATTGATGTCGAAGCGCACACGATTGGTTGAATCGGCGTATTCCTGTCCGTGATAGATACCGTTGCTGCTGGAGTAAATCTCAAGCAGGGTTTTGATGATGTCGCGTTGATGGCTTGCAGCGTTCTTGGCGGTCAGGCTCTGAAGGTACAGGCCCATTTCGTCAAGGTGGCTGATGCGCGAAGGGAAGTCGAACAGAGTGCGTAGGATGGCGACGCCTGAACTGAAGCGATCCCCGCAGATCAATTGATTAAGACTTGCTGCAATCATCAACTCTTTGACGCGCTGCCGGGAGTGGTCTTTACCTGCTCCGGGTTTGGCAACGGCGATTGCGAACAGGTTGCAGCGTGTGCCGAGATCGGCCATGGCGTACCGTCGCCCAAAGATGGCCCCAAACATAACGAGGGCGTTAGCGAGCGCAAAGGTTGGCTGCGGCTGTTGAGCCGTGTTGATGATCCAGCGGGTCACCCTGCCTACAAGAGACGGGGTATCGAACCACACATGCGGGAAGTTTTCCTTGGTGCTCTTTTGAGTCTTCTTAGGCTCCTTGAGGTTCGTAAGGTCAACGAGCTTGACCGCCTTGACGGGATTCAGATCAATGTGGACTGGCGGTACCCAGCCGTTTTGCTGGGCGTAGTAGTAGAGAGTTCCTGCGCCGATTTTGCTAGGCGGCGACTTGCTGTAGTGATCCCAGCGTTGACTGGTTTCTAGGCTGTTGTACTTGCCAGAGGCTCGCGACCACTGATCGAATATATGCAATCCCTTACCTTCGGTGGCGCAATAGATGGCCATGCCGATACGGTTCCAGTCGTCCCACGAGAGGTCTGGGTTTGGTACATACTTCAGGGAATCCTCGACCGCTGCCAGAGTTCCCACGAGCCCGTCGTTGGAGGTTTTAAGATCCTTTTCGGCTAAAAGCGTGCTGACCAGCCTCTTACGTCTCAGATTGGGCGGTAAAGCGTTATAAGCCTCTTCAGCGGCCTCCAGCACCTGCTGACGGGTCACGATTGGCAGGGCGTTTACGGGCGTCTGGTGCGGTGCGTCGAACGGCCATGCGTAAGGCTTGTTGGTCTCCGGGTGATAGGCGTAAGCAACGAACTGCTGGCCGACCCCAAGGACTTCGATAGGGTGCAAGGAGATCTTACTGAAGGGCTCTAGTGTCCGGTACAAGTACAGGGCCTTAGGGGATTTGCCGATGCGGATGAGATCGGTCTGGCCGAGTTTGTTTTGGAACACTTCCCCGACTTTGAGGGCAACGCCTTCGTCCAATACGTCGATGTCAATGGCAACGACTTCCCCCGTTAGGATGCCGATGCCGCAACCGGGCCACTTGGTCCAGATGTCGATATGGGTATTGACAGCGTTGATTTCTGTCCAGCGCGGCAACTCTCCCCAGACGCCTTCAAAGTAGCGCCCCGGTCGCTTAGTGCCCGGCATGATGGGAATGATCCGGTAACCGCCATCAACAAGCTTGGCGGCATAGTCTTCGATGAAGTTGTCAGACATTTTTGATTTGAACCTCGACTCGCTCTTCGCCTTCGTCGTACTGCTTGCTGGCAATAATTTGAGCAACAGCGGCGTCATCTTGCAGAACGATGCCGTTCATGGAGTCCAGTATTACCTTGATGATGTTGTCGAGATCCGGTCGAGAAGTGTGCCAGCCCGTCTTCTTCTTGCTGTTGAAGTAGGCTGTGATCGTGACCTTGACAGGCCCTTCTAGCATAGCCTTACCAAACATAGCAATCTGGAACAGCGACTTAACTTCCTGCTCGTACTTGCGAGTCTTGAAAGGCGTGTAAGCGACCATGTTGCCATTCTTGGCACGACCAAAGCGCGGCCTTCCCTTGCTGACCGGCTTGCCAACAATCACTGCATCAATCATGTGTCAACCCCGCTAATTTATGAATTTTTTGAACGATGCGCCACGGCGTAAGGCTCTTACGGTTCAAGTAGTTCGCCAAAGTATTGCGATGAATCTTGAGCCTCTTTGCCGCAGAACTAATGGTGAGCCCTTGGCGATACAGCAGCAGATACACCTTGTCCCTATCAGACATCCAGTCGTAAATACCAATAGCCACTTGCCCTTTGGTTACTCTTTCAATTACCTTCTGCCACTTAGGCGATGGTGCTCTTGAGCCAGTCACCCAACGGGTCACAGCTTCACGAGAGCAGCCGCACATACGCGCAAACTCTGAGTGTGTCAATCCTTTCGATTCGATCCAGTCGTCAAGGGTCATTTTTCCTCCTGCCCACGGTGACATCATGCCACCCCTTGCAATCCGTCACAAGGGGGAGTATCGTTCGACTACCGGGTAAGCCGGGAACACGCTAAACACGCTAAACAAAGGAACACGCAAATGAGAACTGAACTTGAGATTGCCGAAGATCTCTTCAAGGCCAAGCAGGCTGAGAAGGAGGCTGAAGCAAAACGGATAACTCTGGAAGAAGAACTTGTCGCAGTCCTTGGCAAGCGCGACGAGGGAAGCAAGACCCACTCAGTGGGCGACTACAAGGTGACCATCACCGGACGAGTCAACCGCAAGATCGACTGGGAAGCGTTCGACACTTTGTCGCACAAGATCCCTGAGAACCTGTGGCCGGTGAAGCGGGCCTTGGACGAGACTGGTGTCAAGTACCTCGCGAACAATGAGCCGCAACTCTACAAGGTGCTTGCTCCGGCGTTGACCGTTGCCCCTGCAAAAACCACTGTATCAATCGTCATGGGAGCATGAGATGGCTATTTCACTTCAAAGCTTACGTAAAACAGGCACTGCCCGACCGCCACGCATTGTGGTGTACGGCACCCACGGCATCGGTAAGTCCACCTTTGCTGCACAGGCTCCGAATCCGGTCTTTATTCAGACCGAAGAGGGCTTGGATGCGGTCAATGCAACGGCCTTCCCGGTATCGCAGTCTTTTGATGACATGATGGAAGCGATTGGTTCGCTGGCCTCTGAGGATCACGACTTCAATACGGTTGTGCTCGACTCAGCGGATTGGGCGGAGCAGTTGATCCACAAGCGCGTTGCACAGGACAACAACGTGGCCACCATTGACGCCATTGGCTACGGGCGCGGCTACAAGGCGGCAGGTGATTACTGGAAGCAGTTGCTGGAAGGCTTCGATCATCTGCGTACTGTCAAGAACATGCAGGTTGTGCTGCTGGCACATACACAGGTCAAGCGATTCGATGACCCGCTGGCCGACCCGTATGATCGCTATCAGTTGGATCTGCACCACGGCAGCGCGAGTCTCATCAGCGAATGGTGTGACATCCTGATGTTCGCCAATCAGCAATACACTACT